GCAATGTGCTGCTCGTCATCTTCGGGTTTTAGAATTTCGTGTAGCTCGTATAGGTTTAGCTCTGTTTTGCCTTTTGCGTTTTTGTATACTGGCATGTCGAAACATTGGATGTGGTTTTCTTTAGGCCAGTAAAACGCGACAGCCCCAGTGAACCCGGGGTCTATGCCAATGAATACTGTCATTGCGGTTCCTTTATTTTAATGCCGTTGACATGCAGGAAGAAAGCCAACGCCTCTTCCGTTAGGTCACGCAGCGATTGCTCGTTGCCTTGCATTTTGTTTCGGACATCCTGCAAAGCCTTCATGGCTTCTGCCAGCTCAGGCTTTATGCGATGGTTCCATTGCGCTTTTCGTTCTTTCATTTTGCCCCCAAGGTTGCTAGGATGTTTTAAGATATAATGCTAGCAACTTTTTATTGCAATAGATAATTTTTTGCTAGCAAGTGTATTGACAATTTGCTAGCAAGTCCTTACATTAGAATTGTAAAGCAAGAAAGGAAATGGAAATGCTACTTAAGATGACATCAATCCCAGCAGAAGGCGCAAACGTTATTGTTGATTTTGGTGATGACTGCTGCGCAGTACAACACGACAACGGCAACGTTGGTATTTATGTAAAAGACGGCAATGAATTATTGCGCATTAGTGATCGACTAATTCGTAATCCAAATAAATCTGGCGTACAGATTGCTAAAGAAATGTGGGGGGCATAAAAATGACAACTGAATTAGCATACTCAATGATCCGCACCTTGGGTTCAATCTTCAAAGACGCGCTTGATAAAGCTGGCAAGTCTGTTGACAGCACACCATTGATGCACGGCATCGCAGCTTACCACAAGCTTGGCCTTAAAGGTGAGGATGCAAAGCTTGATGAGGCATACAACATCGTTACGACTGACATGATGGAAGCAGTGCGCGGCTCTTGGAAGGCCGCGTAATGTACGCCACCGATCTCCGCACATTCATCCTACAGCTACACGGTATCGACATCGTGTGGCGGCCAACATCAGCAGAAGAGGAGCCACCGTTTTGAAAACATTTGATGAGCTTACACATGAGATCGCGTCCGAGGAGCGGTTCATTACCAAGCAGCAGGCAAAGATGGATCGCATGCGCAGCTTGGAAGCAGGCGTTAGATCGGGCAACATCAGCACCGACTTGGCAATGTTTGAAATCTCAATCAGCAATGCCGAGGCCCGCATATCAATAATGAAAAAGCAATTGGAGAACATGAAGCATGGTTAATACAGTTAGTGTTGAACGGCGCAATAGCATTAACATGGATAACGTGGACATCAGCCTAGACAACTTTAGAAAGGCATTCGAGCGTGACCCAACGCAAGATGAAATAGCAATGATGATGAGACTGAAGGCGCTGAAGCAAGAGCGCCAGATCAACACAAGCAACACTGGCAACTTGATGGATCGCAGCAAGGTCAGCCAAGAGCTTGCCATCGCCCGGGCGAATAGAAAACTTCAGAACAAAGTGAAGTGTACGCCGCGTGGCATTCAGATCAACAAGATGCTGAACTACGGCCTGACTGCCGAGCAGATCATGGATGTATTACAGCTAAGTGAGGTGCAGGTCAGCGCGACTGTTGAGCGGTTCAAGCTGCCTCGCCCTGTGACTGATCTTTTTTATGACCAGAAGGTCAGGAATTAATCGTGTGGGCTGCGAGGTTTCGGGAATAGCAGAGCCTGCCAGCGTGTATACATATGTAGATACGCTGCCGCAGCCCACAGAAAACTTTTACCAAAACAGTGAGTGAGAACAAGATGGAATTTTTTACAGCGCTCTACATTGAATATGCGATTAAGGGTAGACAGATCGAAACATTTTTGATCCTGCCGAGCAGCGAAGCCTGCCAGATCGCCATACGCGACAATGAAGATATGTACCAATACTTTGACGCTGACGGTGACGTTAATATGTGGTGCTTGGATACTGGCGTGATGGCGAAGTCGATCAGACCGAAGCTGCGCCCGAAAGATTTTTAAGTGTCACATTTTTATGTTATGCTTTGCTTGTGTAGCCAGCACAAGAGGAGACACCCTTGCCATACAAGGACAAGGGAAAACGAGCAGAGCATAATAAAAAGTATGGCGCGGCGTGGTACAAGCGGAACCGTGAAAAGACACTTGCGCGGACACGCCTGCGAAAGAAAAGAGAAAGGCAAAAGTTTAGGGAATACAAAGCAGGCTTGTCCTGCTTTTTTTGTGGCATGCAGCACCCAGCAGTTATAGACTTCCACCACCCCGAGACATCCGGGGATACGAAAGTCAGCAAGTTAATACAGCAGGGGAGCTTTAGGAAAGCATATGAAGAAGCCAGGAAATGCTTGCCCTTGTGTGCAAACTGCCATCGCATCTATCATTGGATTGAAAGAGAGGGAGAAAAAGATGAGTGATCTACCAGAGTATTTTATAATAGCCAACAAAATTGTGGAACGCGCAGAGCGCGGCCTGCCACAGGATCGTTGGATGCGTGGGGATAGTGAGCAAGAAGCCCTAGTGCGGGCTTACATTGCGTTGCAGAAAGCTTGCATCAACATGCACAACGACATCATCCAGCGCGGCACAGATGCAATGGATATTGATTAGGGGAACTGCTTGTCCTGTGGTTCCATGTCACCAAGGTCAGAGCCAAGCTGACGCAACATCAGTTGCAGCTCACGCCGTCTGTCATCATCCTTCTTGGACAGCCCACCCTGGGGGATGTTGTCCATCAGCTTTTCATATTCCATCTCAAGCGCGTTGTACTTGTTCATCAACGACTTGCGTTTTTCTTTCATGTTGCCCGGCATTATTTTCCGTAGCCTCCACCCATCATTGATTTCTTCTTACCTTTTTTCTTATGCATACCTTCAACCTTTCTCATTGTACCATACACATACGCATCCTTGCGCTCACCTGACAGGCCCATCTTTTTAGCCTGCTTCTCCAGCTTATCATGCATTTCTTTAGGCATACTTATCCTTCATTAGCAGTGCTTCAACAAAGATCGACAGCTCGTTTGTGCCAGATGATGATCTTGCCTCAAACTGAAAGTCTGACTTTGGCGCAACCCGAAACGGTATCTGCCGATCAAATGTCTGCATGTCAGATTGAAATGTGGATGTCGCTACGCGCAGTATGCGCCCGCTGCTGCTGTCCACTCGGTTGCGATAGCTGATGTACTTATTCGGGTTCACCGTGCCAGAGGTCAGAGAGATACGAAAGATGTACAAAGAATGCGCAGCCGGGACAGAGAACAAGCAAGCCTGCGTTGTCCCGATCCCAGCGCCGATAAACCCATAAACAGTCCCGCCGTTTGACAGCGTGATGTTACCCACGTTGCTGCCTGCCAAGATTGTCGCATTGTTTATGCGATAGAATGCATTGGTGGTTGTGACAGGCGTTGTGCCAGTGACCGTGATGATCTCGGCAATGCTTTCGTAATCAGCATCCAAGCCAGATATGACAATCGCCATTGTGTCGGACGCGCTGGTTGATGCGACATCCATCTGCACAGCACTGCCCGGGAAAGCGTATGTGCCAGTGCCGTTCCACGCTGTCTGGAAGGTAGTGCCGAGCGCAGGAACGTAGCCAAAGATATTCTGAGGAACCAGCTCTGGCAGCCGCTCTGACGCGATCTCCAACAGAGCATGCGGGCTGTCTACATCTTCGTGAAAGTATCCCATCAGTCTTTCTTCTTATTCATCATTGATATGCGCTTACCTTTGCGCACAGCTTCCTCTTTGGATGACGCGCCCCAAGCCTTCAGCGACTTTAGCAGCGGCGTGTCCTTGCCGTCCTTCGTCTTTGTCGGCCCGGGCATCTTGCCCATGCGTTGCAGGAAGGCTGCCCGCCTGCCGCTGTTGCCTGTTCTTTCTGGTGGTCTACTCATGTCACGACCTGTTCATCATTGATTTCTTCTTCGGCTTCTTCGCAGTCTTAGCCGCTGCTTTAAACGCCTCGGCAGTCGGCGCACCTTTACTTCCAACCTTGCGCATCTTTTCGCCGCTTCCCGCCGCAATGCGCTTACGCTTTGCGTGAATGTTCGCATATAATCCTTCAGCCATCTAGCCACCCATGTATCTTTTGCGTTTGTTCGATCCGATCATACAGACCATGATTGCCGCCATTGATGCGACGAGTTATCTTTTCAATTGTGCCAACATCAACGCCCTGATCAGCAATGTCCCACAGATTGTTTTTATCAAAGTACCACATTGCTGTCTCAAATGCATACTCATTCTCAACAAGCGATGGGTCTTGCAGCACTTCAATCAACCGCATGTCTTTGGCAAATGACTTGTAGTTGTCATGCCCAGTGAGCTGAATGAACCCACGGCCTAAAAACTTTGCGGCCTCTTCTTCTGTCTCGTTGCCCATGCGCCCGGCATACACCTTGCCTGCCAGACCTGTCGGGTTCTTGGCGTATGGCACAGCATCCTCAACTGTCGGGAAGCGCGAAGGCCAGACCGCCTGTATGCGCTCTGGCGTGCTATAGTACAGGCTTTCCTTGGTGCGCTTAAACCCCGCGCTTTCGTGCGAACACTGCCCAAGAATATGTGCGGCTCTGATCGGTGTCAGATCGTAGTGCTTTGCGATTGCCCGGGCAGTGTTGGGGCCAAATGCGCCGTCAGGTGTGGCACCGCATTTTGCCTGCAAGCATTTCATTGCTTCGCTCATTTCTTTCCTCCAAAGAATTTAGACACAGCTCTTATTCCTAGCGATGATGCCACCACAGCTCCCAACGAAACCTGATACCAATCGGGCATGTTGGCAAGTGCAGCAAAGCCATCGTCTACTACCTGCCTGCCCCAATCCCCGCAGAACGCTAGGATCATGGGGATGCTGAACAGCAGCGTGATCCACTCGTCACGCCAAGAGTTTTGCGTGGCGCGGATTGCCTCTAAGTCCCAATCAATTTCACCTGTTAGCTGCTTCTTTTTAATCTCAGCCTCGGTTAGCTTGACCGCTGTCTTGCTTTCTATGTAGGCAGTTGCAAGGCTGCCAACGCTGCCCAGTATTTGACCAATCATTTCTTCTGCTCCCCATTCATCCAGATACCAAAGCAGCCAGTGAGTGCGCCCATGCAGACGGACACCAAGCCTGCCTGACCGTTTGATGGATCGGGCAGTGACATATACCAATGCACAGATTGGTACGTCAGGATCGTGACCGCCAGCATCATCAGCCGGGGGATGATCTTCCAATCGTCAATGAATGTTCTTGCCATAATAACGCTCCGCTATTCGTTTATGTGTGGTTATAATAACGACCTTATTGTCATCCGTCAAAACCACCCACTGACCCAACTTATTTTCCACTAACTTCAAGGCAAACTACCGTTTGACTGTTGTGGACAACCAACCCCTCTCTCGCCTTCCTACGCTCCTGCTCGCATTCTTCATAAGTCGGATAGGTTGGCCCGATCTGGTAATACTTTAGCTCGGCAGATGGAATGTATTGTATGAAGACTAAAACAAAAATCATCACCACTGTCCTCGCGCTGCGCCAATCAGAAAGATAACGCCGCCCAATATACCTGCACCAACAACAGCTATAACACTGCCAATGATCCAGCTCATAATAGCATCAAGTGCTTCTTGCTTTCGGTACAGTTGTTCCTTGCGCTCTTTGCGTATCTGGCCCTCTAGCCTGACAAGCTCCTCCCAGTGGGATGGCCCCCAATGGGCTGAAATCCACGATTTTAGCTCAGATCGCAAAAAATCTGCTTGCTTCTTCGCGGCAAAAGCTTCCAGCGCCTCGCTCTCTACAGACCCACGCATGGTCTGCCACAGCGATGGTTTCTCTTTTGCTTTGCTTTCTAGGTAAGTAATATCAGACATTGCCGAGGCCCACTTAGAAAGCTGCCCCGCGCAATCTTGAATTTCACGGCCCGTTGAAATCATGGACTTCAGCCCATTGAATGCCATATTTGCGGCAGATAATGCAGCGCCTATGGTAATGGGATCAGGCATCAGCCTAGCCCGACAGGCTCAGTCTTAACAGCATAATAATTATAGCTGCCGACGAGCCAATCATAATGGCCTCTAGTCTTTTCACACGGTTAAACAGATCACGGAACTGAATATCCATTTCAGTTTTCATTGCAACGATCTGCTTCTCAATCGTGTCAATGCGCTCATGCGCTGATGCAACAGTACGCTTATCCATGTCTTATCCCTATGGTGCTACAGGCCAATCATCATCAGCAATATTAGGCCATGATGCCAAGTCTGACATATCTCGCAACTCTTGGCGATAGGTTGCCCATGCTGTCTTGTCCTCATTGCTGAGTGGGCTGTCATTCATCTGCGTCCAATCGCTGTCAGCCAATAGCTTATTGCGTTTGGTGCGATGACCTTCGGCAGTTTTAGCATCTAGCCCTGCCTGATAAGCCGCTTCGTGTTCAGCTTTAGTTGTCGTAACGCCATCCTCTGTGGTGTCAGCAAACATGTCACGAGCAACGTAGTTCTCCACCCAGTTACCGTTGGCATCTTGGACAACACCATCACGCACTGACACCTGATAGTCTCCTACGGTAGCCGCTGGGCTGCGTAGCACTGGGTCTAGGTTCATTGCGTCTAGGGTTGCCGCTTTCCATACACGAGGTAAGGACATATTGGGGTTAGCTGCCCTGATCTGTCCTTGCGTCATTACAACGCCAGTAGTTCTATTACGATATTCGCCCATAGTATTCTCCTCTAGGCTTGATGATTGGTTGGTTGACTAACTGCTACTTGAGCATCCCAACCGCTTTTAATTCGTTTTAATGCAGTGCTTGGTTCAATGCCGTTCTCACTGCACCAATCTGACATGATCTTTGTTACACCATCAATCGTAATGTTCCTGTTATTTCTACGATTGCGTGACTGCTCTGCCGTTGTGGCCCACTTACAGTTTTCCTTAGAGTAAGGCCCATCAACATCAATACGATCCAATGAACACCCCTCTGGGGCATCCCCCATATCCGCATAGAAAGCATCAAATGATTTA